GACTTCAGATCCATCATAAGTGTAGTAAGAGTCTTAAATTTAAAGTCTCCAGGGAATATATGTTGAACAATTAAACCATTTTTTAAATCAGTAAATGTTGCTATGTCCCGAACAACAAACTCCCATATGGCAGAATAATGTTGTGCAAAAGGGTTGAGTGTATCATAAAGGTTATCTTCGCCTTGGATAGATTCTGTTGCCGTAATTGATACCTGAGAACGCGTAAAACGATCTACATTAAACATCAGTTCATAAGTCGTCTGCTTTAAGTATTCAAGATATTCCTTTTGAAAGTTCAATAAATCAATAGGTGGATATTTATAAACTAACATCTTCTCAAGATCCATAACTTTCGAGTAATCGACATCCTTACCTCTCGGCAATGTAAGAGTTATAATATCTTGAACGCCCTTATGAACTTCTTGCTGACCTGTTCCATGACACACTGAACAATCAGTATGATCAGGCATTTTACCATGATTACAACCTGGTTCATCACAAGGACTGACATACATAAATCTCTGAGCAAATGCTATCATTGCACATGACATATCGAGTTCCGAATCTATCTTTAAAGATTTTTCCAGATAACCCATAACATCATGAAAAACCGAAACAAATGTTCGCCCTTTAGTCTGTGTATCTCTACGATATCCAAATCTTATAGCAGGAACTTTCTTATTCTTTGGAGTGAAGTATTTAATCTCATAAATTATAGCGTTTATTTCAACTGTCTGCCGATTATCGTCAAGAATCTTATTTGCAACCTGATCTAAGACGATAGTATCCATGCCAAGATATATAGTATATTTTATACCTTCTTTCTCTTTATCGCCATCCATATATTTATTTGGAAGTTTTACAACTAGATATTCAAGTATCTCATTTTTATACTCAAACATTATAGATTGTTTTGAATCAGCAACAAAAGGATAAGGACTTGCTTTCTCAATATTTGGATCAAAATCATCAAATTCAGTTACTAAAAATGCATTCGGATCGATATAATTATAATCAATAAAAGCATATTCAAGATATTTCTCAAGTGATTTATCGCCCCAATATTTCTTAATAAAGACCTCAAGTTCTGATTTTTTCTCTTCAGATTTACTCTCAAAGTCGATCATTCTTACCGTTGGCTTTGTCTTGATAGCTTTCTGGAATGGCCATTGAGTACTATTAACTACTGGCGGGATAATACTTCGATAAATGCGCTTTATCTGATCAAATTCCTCTTCTGATACAGCTTTCTCGATCTTCTTTAGTTCAGATTCTATATTATCGCCTGATTTATATTTGTAGTATTTATCCGCAAGATCAGTTACCCGGGTATAATCTTCATGCCTCAAATTATCTTTAATAATCTTCTTCAGTAACTCTAGCCCTAAAATTTTATCCATTATAATATGTTTTAAATAACTCAACCTGTAAATAATCCGCCGTATCGCTCATGTGACCATATTTCTGATATTTATCTCCTGTCTCTTTATCCTCAACAATATGTTTATCCTTAGTCCCATCCAGAGCTTGTTTAACATACATATAATCATTTATCAGATAATGACAATTCTCATCAATAATGATTTTTATCGGAAGTTTGCCTTCAAATTCTTTATTCACAAAATCTCTTCTTAAAACTAATGAAGGATTATTTATTAAAGTCCTATCTGAATCATTTACCAGATATTTATATAATTTATATTCCACAACTTCATAATGATGCCGGAAATCAGTCTTTGCAGCCGAAACATGGCGCGCATGTCCAGAAGCATCACCATAATAGAATAATCCGGCATTATGATTCGGGTATCTTAATTTAAACTCTTCACAAACTTCTTCAGTTGAATTACGCGGATTTTCTAACGCAATCTCATCGACGCATCTTAACTCCCAAATTCCATTATCATTAATGACTTGCCATATCGAAGCTGAGTTATAAGGAACTGAGTTTTGATCAAACGAAATGTGAATAGGTAAACTTGAATCATATTTTACTATACTTACATGCTTTAATCTATCAAATGATGAATAAAATTCACCACCTGTTGTTACAAATGGATTTGCATAGATCAAAGCCTTACCGCGTTCTTCTGAATTATTCTGCAAGATATTATCAATATAGTTCTGCCCTACATTATGAACATTATGATATGTTGAACTTATAACAGCTTTTTTATCTCCGAACTCTTTTTCAAAGAATGTCTTATCTGAGTAAATATTTGCTGAAATTTCATTAATATAATTCTCAAGTTCAAACCATTCAGCGATCCAGGGAGTTTTAGCCGGCGAAGTTGAAATATACATCGGATTCCATTGTTGTGATTGTTCTCCGGTATTCATTATTTTGCCATCGACAAGAAACATTCCCGGTTGACGCAAACGTGATAGAATAATCTCTTTAACATCTTCTTCACGCGAATCTTTCGTTTCATCAAGTATTGCCCAACCCATTTCTTTACCTGAGTGCATTACAGCATTATCTAGAGAACCAGTAAAGATTAGTCCTCCATTACAGAATGATACAATATTATTAAACCTGTCAAAATTACGTCTACATTTAGTCCAATGACCCGGAGGTTCCTTCCCTGAAGTATATGTTCCTGAAGGATTTTCTCTCGACCATTCTGTAACTCCTGTCGAGGCCCAGTATTCCCGAATACGAAAGAGTGTTGATGTATTAAGTTGATCATAAGTATTTGCAAAGATACCTCCTTTAACTTCCGGAAAAGCTGAAATTAAATGTCTCGACAAAACTCCGTCTAAAAATGTCTTACCGCTTCCAACGCCTGCCAAGAATAAGTTTATCCTTGCTATTGAAGTAAGAATAGACATCTGAGGGCGGGATATAATTTGCTCAATGACCATTTAATTTTATTTCTATTGTAGGCAATAATGAAATCGGTTTGTCATCACTTGTTATGTCTGCCTTTTTGGGTAATACATAAGCGAATAATTTTGAGCAAGAATCAAGATAACGCGAATCATCTTTAATCCTTAATTTATTCAATGAAGCATTTATATTATCAATTTGACCAAATAATATTTGTTCCAATAATTCACGAGCTTCCTTTGTTGTTCTATTTGGAGTTCCTGAACTTCTCCCACCTGTTTTCTTTGTACCCTTCTTTCTTCCTGCTTTCATTTCTATAAAAATCTACTACAGAAATTACCTTTTCGGAGGTCTTTTCTTCCCTCCACAATTACATTTCCATTCTATTGTTTTCATAATCAATTATTTATCTTTATTTTTGAAATACTCAATTTCTCTGAGGCGTTTTTTCGCTTTTTTCTTACTCATTGGTTTCGATAGTTTCTTGCCTTTATGTGAGTACACCGTACATTTACCTTTTCTACACCGTATCATGACTTTTCAAAATAATCAATAGTTTTTAACAATCCCTCTTTCAACTTAATCTTTGGTTCCCATCCAAGACCTTTCATAATGCTTATATCCGGGCATCTTCTCAATGGATCATCTTCTGGAAGTTCTTTATGAATAATCTTTGATTTTGAATCTGTCAAATGGATAATAAGACTTGCAAGTTCGATTATCCTGTATTCTTTCTCATTTCCTATATTGACGGGGTCAGTTATATTGCTTTTCATCAGAATTATCAATCCCTCAATCAAATCATCAATATACTGAAAACACCTTGTTTGAGTGCCGTTGCCATAGATTGTTATATCTTCGTTATTTAATGCTTGGATAATAAAGTTAGAAACAACCCTGCCATCATCTTTTGCCATTCGTGGCCCGTAAGTATTAAAGATTCGTGCAATCCTTATGTCAACTCCTCGTTGTCTGTGATAATCCATAAACAATGTTTCTGCACAACGTTTACCCTCATCATAACAACTTCTAATACCAATAGGATTGACATTGCCCCAATAAGATTCATGTTGTGGATGTTCTTGAGGATCACCATAAACCTCAGATGTTGATGCCTGTAAAATCTTTTTGTTTAACTCTAGTGCATTAATTGCACCTATCACACAAGTATTAATTGTCTTTATAGGATCTCTCTGATAATGGACAGGAGAAGCAGGACAAGCTAAATTATATATCTGATCGACTTCAAAGTAATAAGGCTTTGTAACATCATAGCGAATCAACTCAAAAGAATCATAATCCATCAGGTGAGAGATATTCCGTTTTGATCCGGTAAAGAAGTTATCTAAGCATAATATCTCATGTCCTTCACTGATCAGTTTTTCGCATAAATGCGACCCTATGAATCCCACTCCGCCTGTTACCAAAATTCTCATTGTATTGCCCTCATCATTGCATCCCTTAAAATATCCTCATACTTATAGACCTTCAAACCTCGCTGGTAATTATCTTCCAAATAAGGCAGAATCCTATCGTAAAAATCAGGGGTGAGTTGATTACATACTTCGATAATCTCATCTACTGTATCAATTCTTATCATTCCCGCCGGATTAAAGTATCTCTCAATCTCAGTATGCCCCCAATAAATTGGAACTGTTTTAGTTATCAAGCAATCAATTAATTTTTCAGAATAGTAATGATCATTTTTAAATCCTTCAATACAGACATGAAACATACAATCAAACACTTTAACTTTCCATTTCTTATTAGGCCAAGAAGGCATAGGGATTGTATCCTCTAAATGTCCAAACTGATTCCATGTTCCACGGTAAATGTCAAAAGGAATTTTTATTTCTTTGCGCCTATTATACAACTCCAATCTCAATGAATGGCCTGGAGCAACCATACGGTTTGTCATCACTATCGAAACGCCGAACTTCTTTTTAATATCAGGTGCGGGATCGACAAATGAGCCATTGCCGATTAGTTCAAATGAATTAGGGAGTTTTAATAGTTCAGGATATTGAGTCAACAGGTAAGTATAAGCCTGTGGGTTGTCAAGAATTATCTTATCGTAATCATGCCAGCCTTCAGTAGTAACAAAAAATCGTATTGTTCCTTCAGGTACAGAATTGAGGTTCTGAGGTATAGTATTGTCAATACAACATTCAACCTTACAATCGACTGGTAAATCAATATTGGCCTCAATGCC